CATTAAATTGCATCTTTCTAAATTTACCTCTAGGGTAGATATGTGAGGCATGAAGTCTATCAGACTTGCCACACCTCAAACATACCTTATCCCTTAGTACCACATACTCCCTAACCAATTTATTAAGCTTAGTCTTTTGTGCTTTGGTCATATAATCTAGATTGAAGTTGTTTTAATCTTAGATAAGCACTGCCACCAACTTTTATTTTACCTTCATTTAGAAGTAATCTGTAAAAGTTAATTAGCATTCTTAAACTAGCTTTATGATCAATGTTTGGTTTATACATCATCTTTTGCACTTCTAAGCTAACTTCTCTTTTATTTTTAGAAAAGCTTGTCATCATCCTTTGGTTCATTTGGCATACTACAAGCAATCCTAAACATTTCTGGCATGATTCTATCAATGGCTTTAACAGCATCATCTAAACTATCTTCAACTAATGTTGATCCAACTAACCTTGTAGCATTATTAAAAGCCATACCCCACTTAATTGCAAGGTCTGTGTTTTGTGGCTTTTTTATTTCTGCACTTTCAACTGCTGTACCATCTAATGAATACCCACCACCTCTATTACTTGCAATTGTAACAGATGTGTTTACAGGCATTGTGTTTAAGTGATCAATTACCATAACAGTATCTGCATCTTGGTGTACAAAAAGGTTTTTTTCTTTTCCTTCTTCAAGCACACCAAACATGGTATTACCATTACTGCACAACTTTCCTGTACCATTATAGGATTTAGTTATTGTTATTGAATCACCTTCATTGATTCTGTCAAGATTTATACTAGGTTTATTTGCCATTTTACCTCCTTAGTATGTTATTATTTGATAAAAAATTCTAATTAATAGCACTATCACTACTGGTGCTAATATTAAAGGCAATGATTCATCAAGAAATTCTATTACCCTTTCAATAAAGTTTAACATTATTTATCCCCTTTCCATTTGTTACTTAAAAAAATTATGTAATGAACAATAAACAAAAACAAGATTGTGTTTAATAAGTATTCTGATATATCTATTAAAATCATTTGCTACCTTTTTTATTAGAGTAATTTGAGGATTCCCCATATTCCTTTCTTAACCAATTTATCCAAAACCACCTATCAATAAATTTATCCACTATTAAATAAACTATTAATACTGGTATCATAATATCATGTCTATGTTCTACAAGTGATTGCCAATAGTATTCCCACATATCTATTTCCTTTTTATCTTTTTAAAAACCAAGTGAAAACAATAACTACAATATATAAAAAGCCCACCATATAAAATATTAGGGTGAGGTTCACCACATAAACCTAATATATGTCTTATAAAGTGAATAATACTTTCCATTTAAAACAAAGTGTATTGATTTGGGTTATTATCATCTTCAGTTGTTCTAAGCCGCCAAAGATGCTCTTTTTTACCATATAAACCTTCAACCTTTATATTAGTCTTAATTATTTTATGATTATCAGTAAGATTTGTCATTGCCCTTCTAATAGATGTAATTGGACAATTAAGATTTAATTTATCAAGAACTTGGGATGGACTTAATGGTTTGCCATAGGTACAAAAATAAGAATATATAAGTTCTTCCTGACTTCTTGCCTTCCTGTGACTCTCTTTCAACTCTTGACCTTTTTCAGATGTAGTGTTGTAGTAACTCATTTCAAATCCTTCAAATCATCTGCTACTTGCTGAAATTCATCTGCAACTTTACTATCTGGGTACATATTAGCAAAGTGTTCTAAAGCCTCTATAATATGCCCATATTCCCTTTTATTAACTGTTATTTGAACATTACCAGAAGGCTGAGGCAAAGGCGGGTTTGTAGTTGCGGAGTCCCCCTTAAACATGACATCCTCAACCTTCTGGATTTTTGGAGCGTACTCTTCCACTATCTGATTAATTCTCATACACAAAGCCCCAAAGTGTATTAATTTTTTTGAATCTGAATCTAAATCTTCTCCCTCTGTAATACTCATTAATGATTGAACAGCAGTAAATAAATTGATTGCAACTGTTTCAAGTTCAAGATACTGCTTTTGACTATGCTTATTTAAAAATGGTACTGGCATTATTTATCTCCCCTTTCATAATATAATCTATTTACTAGATTAGTTATGTTTTTATTTATTCCATTTGGAAACACTAGAGCTTCAACTATTTCAGGCATCCTATGTTGTACCTCTTTAAACTCTTTGTCTATGTCATTTAGTAGTTCTTCCATAGTATTGCCAACTGCACAAGTAAACCTCATTGCAATCTCACCCTCATACATTATTTCAGCATGATACATATAATCATGTGGTACTCTTGTTCTCATTACTTACCCCCTTTTAAAAATTGTTCTAATTCAATTTTATACTTTTTAGGCAATCTTCCAAAATCTTTTGGTACTATTATTGTTCCATCTTTTTGAACATCAGCATAATCAACACAATCATAATCATCACCATCAACTTTCCATTTTTGAATTGTAATCCTATGGGTATCATTATTGATAGCTTCAACAACCTTCTTTTTAGCTTTAGTGCTTTTGCCAAATAACTCAGAAAGTGAATTTGAAAAATCAAAATCTTCTGTATGCCAACATTCTAATCCATCTTCACCAATATGCAAATTAGATATTGTTTCCCAATGCCATTCATAAAAGTATTTCATCTTATTTACCCCCTAATAAATCATTGACATTGACAAGTGAAGTTTGATAACCATTACCTAATATTGATTCAGCAATTACAGTATAGTTTTCTTCAGTAAAGCACTCATTGTTTGTGATTGATTTTATAAAGTCATTTACACCACTGACTTCATGGTAATCAGAACCATGCTCATAAGAAAAAAAGTATCTGTAACCCCTGAAAGAATCAACCATCAAGTGGTTAGCTAGGTTTCTTTTTATCTCTTTTTCTTGCTTATTAAGATTAATAGACTTTTTCTTTTTTCCTTTAGGCTTTATTCCTAAGTCAAATATTGATGAAAGCAAAGTCATATTACTTACCCCCTTCATTAAAGAATATTTTTTCTAACTTATTTGACAATAACAAACTAAATACCTCATCTATATTGTTTAAAAATAGCTCAAAGTCACCATAATGAAAACCAACTGAAAATGTGTTGAATCTTTCCTCGTCTAAATCTTCATAATCTGAGTTAGGAAACCATATAGTAATGTGGTTCTTTTCGTCTTTTGATATTTTACTGTATGATGGACACAAGTCATTTCCCCAAGATGAGTCCTCAAAACCAAGAGATTTAAAAACAATATCATTTATTTGATAATTTTTTACATACTCTTTTGATTCTTTAAAAACGGTTTTCATAGACTGTAAATAGTCTTTTTGTTCTTGATTCATTATTAACTCCATATTGTTTATTTTATTCATAAACAATTATAATGATAATATTTGAAACATCCAAACACTTTAAAAAATATTTGTAAGGGTTAGATAACCGTAAAGGGGGGAGAGGCAAGGGTGCTTTATAATATGAATAAGGACATAATGGAGTAATGCCCTGTTCACCCTTGCCATCTAGGGTAGAAACTTAAACATTATAATAATAAATTAAAACTCTTCTTCTATATTAAATTTTATACTGAACATTTTATCTGCTACTTGAGACATATTTAATTTATTATCTTTGAATCTTGCAAATAAATAAGATTGCTCTGCATCATCACCAACATCTGCTGAATCACTACAAAACACAAAAGGTATTAAATTTCCTTTTGTTCTATTCCAAACATCACTAACAACAGTATCACTGCCAGTGACTTCTGCATCATAAGCTGTAGGCATTAGGTCACTGCTTTGAATAAAGCTAAAAGACATATCATAATTTATTCTGCCACCATAAACACCAAAGGCATTTGTTGAAGTTGCAAATGGTGATTTACTTCTTGCATTAGCAAATCTTCTACCTAAATGTGAGGCATTGCCAAACTTTTGACCACCTCTAGAAGTTTGTATTGAAACTCCATCATATACTATTGTTCTTGTTAATCTAATATCTGGTGCATGAGGCATGGTGTATGATTCACCAATTAATATGCACCCAATCTTTAAATCATAAGTAGAATTAAAAGTACCATTAGTTGCCGCCACACTACCTTGTGAATTAGTGCCTTCAAATTGAATACCCCAATATTGGTCTGTGCTAGAATTAAATGTGAAAATAGTTGATCCATCTGTTGCTGGTTCAACAACATTATTTCCAATATTATCAGCATTTACAACTTCAGATACTCCAGCTATAGCTGTTGCTGAACCAATATCAGCAGATTGTACATTGCTTTCTGTTCCACTATGTGCAACTCTTACCTTTGCTTCAGCACTTTTCATGTTATGATTTAGTAAGGCAATAAAGTCACAATTAAATAAGTTAGTGCCTAAATCTAAATTAACTAATACATGATTAGCCCTTATGGTCGCACTTGCAGAAGTTTCAAAATGCACCTGGTTCATTGGTCGCATATCAAATAGTTCTGCTTCACTACCAGCATTTAAAACAGTTATTAAATTTGATCCACTGACTACATCAAAGTTTCCATTTTGTGCAGTTCCAGTTGCCATCAAAAAGTTTATGTGATCTGTAAAAAATTTAGGTGTCTTTATATCCATGTTTGCCATTAGTCATCTACCTTTATAGCTTTTATTGAACAACCTTCAGGGGTTTTAGATATAGATGTTATCATAAATATATCATTACTATAAGCTGTTCCATAAAGTTTAATACTTTCATCAAAATTAGTGAAATTAAAATGATCAGTAATTTCTAAATCGTTATGTTTTGGAGTTAATATATCAAAATCAACTTTTATTTTTCTGTCTTTAAATATTTCTTTGTATCCATTTGCCATGTTTGTTGCAGTGGTATTATCAATAATGTTTTCAGCATCAACATTTAATATTAAAGTTTGATTGTTTCCATCTACTGTTGTGCCTTGTGATGTAGAGTCATTTGAGGTTGCAATCTCTGTATTTTGACCAGAACCATAATCATAATTATAATGAACATTTATTTCATTTCTTACTGTGTTTAATTTTGTCCTAGATATTGATTTTAAATTTATATCATTAAAGTCAATAATAACATCTCTTGAAAATGAGTCTGTTGGTCGCATGAGTGTTCTAATTTTTGCTTTTCCGTCACCACCAAAATAAAAGTAACTAAATGCCTGTTTACATATTCTATTAATTAAATCTTTAGAATTAATAAATTTATACTGACTAAATGCAAACTTAATATCTGCAACTGAATCATTGAATGATTCTGAAATATGTCCATTGGTGGTGTTTCCAGCAGTGTCAAACTTTGCAAAATCTATATCTGATGATGATAATGAAAGTTCAGTTCTTAATATATCTTCAATTATGTATATTGGGTTCTCAATTAAATCATTTTCATTGAAACCATTATTTCTTGAATCAGCATCAATAAATGCACCATATTTTCTACCACGACCACAAACATATACAAATTCATATTCTACTGGATAATTTATTGTTTTTGTTCTAGTAAGTGTTATTTCACGATTTAATAACTCTGAAGATGGAATGTTTATTTTTCCTCGTATAGCTTCAGCAACTGTTGTTTCATAATATTCAATTTCATTATATGGTTCAATACCTGAGCTGAAAGTTTTATTTCTAATTGACCTTCAAAGTCAAATGAACTTTTTTGATCAGTAGTCGTAGTTACAACAGATTCTAATTCAGCATTATTTCCTGTAGTAGCAAGGGCATGAGTAGTTGCACCAATTTGTAAAAAATCAAATGGACTGTCATTGCCAGAGATTGTACCTAATTTTGCAATTGCTTTGGTGCTTATACATTCTCCAATCTTAGGAACTTTAGGAATACCTAAAAAAATACTTCTTGTGTTTGCTGTTGAACCGTCTCCAGCATTAGCAACCAATGTGCCAGATGTAGAAAAACTTCCGTCAACCATATTCGCAACATTAGTTTGACTTCCAGAACCTGAAGTAGTAAAGCTTGTTGTTGTAAGGGGTATATAAATTTTACAAGTATTATCTGCAAATCCTACAGATGGGTTGCCAGAAATTGAAGTTGAACCAGTAATATTAGCATACTTGTTATTTTTATAATAATATATATTTTCTGCATCTAAGGTATGAATAGCTTGATTATCTACTTTGGCAAAAGTTTTCAATTCAGAAACATTAAATTTATTTGTTATGATTGCTGGAAATGCACTTTTATAAAATGGCTTCATACGATCAAAATGGGTGGTTGGAATTGTACCTACATCACCAGTGTAAAAGTCACCATATGCCATTGGTATAGGTTTATTCCTGTTTGACAATGGAATATCATCACTGTTGCCAAGAGTAGATGTTGGTAGCTTTTGATGAACTGTTGAACTTTTATCCAACAATGTCAATTTTAAAGAGTCATAATCATAATTTATATCACCAGATATTATCCCTGTTCCAATCATTCTTGTTGAAGTATCAAAAGTGCTTGTTTGATTTGTATTTAAAAATAATTCCCATTTCCTATTACCAAAATTATTAGTTGCAAAAAGGTCTGAAAACCTTCCTCCTTGTATTGATCTTTCTGTATTTATAATTCTTATTGACATATTACTAGATGATGTATTGAAATCAAAAAAATTACAAGATTGTGATAGGTTTCCCCAGCTTGATATAAGACCAAAATACATATCACTACCATCTGGTCTGTCAATATCTGATAAACCTATAAAATTAGATTCATCATTGTAATATAATTTGATTACCCAAAATGCTGTTGTATTTGCATTTTTAAGGCTGTTACTAAGGTCTGTATCAAAACTAAGCATTTAGTGTAGCACCTAAAGAGGTAGCTTTATTTAGTGCTGGTATTAGTTCGTTGTTTACATAAGACTCATCAACTACACCACCTTGAATGTTTACAGTGACACCCATATTACTTGCAAGGTTTTCTTGTTGTGCTTGATTCAAAATGACCTCACCAGGTGTAAGCATTGCTGGAACTGTGTCTTGATTGCCTGATCCTTGTACTATACCACCTTCTGCAAACTTTGGAACTAAGCTATCAAATAATTTTGTAGCAGATGCCGCCAATGCCGCCCCAGTTACTAAGCCTAAAAG